CCTTCTTCTACATCTTCTTCGTCTTCCACTTGTACCTTATTACCTGTCAGTTTAGATACAAACTTCTCAACTAGATCCCCTACGGAATCACCAAAACGTTTACGAGCGGAAATAACAACGCCAGTTTCACCTTTTGGAAACGCTCCAGTTTCTTTATCATAGAATGAGCGAACAAACTCAATGATGTCTTCAGTGCTTGCTTTTTCGTCTTTGGGCTCTTCATCTTGGCCTGCTAGTTTCATAGCACCGTCTTTATCAATAGTTACATCTGTAGTATCATCTTCCTGCATATCACCAAAGTCAACTTGATCTAATACTTCAGGTTGTGTGCTTTTTAGGTGTTTGTATATTACAGGTTTAGCAGATGCTGTTGGATCATTATCTGCTAGTTCTTTTAGTTCACTCATAAGTCCTTCGTCTTCGATAATGCCTTTAAGGCTTTCGAGTGCGTTAGTCGCATCAGGACCTACTGGAAAATCTTTGCTTACTAATTTGTTTAGTAAAGCAATACGTTGTTTGTCTAAGGCTTCGTCTACAACAGAGTCTGCCCATGATTCGAAATCATCTAAACCTTCTGTTTTACCATAGTCGGCTTCAATTTGATCCATCATACGATCATAGATATCTTCAAAGTCGTCGTCTGGATGTAATCCGTTGTCTACCGAAACATCGTTGTACATGTCTTGTACTTCTTTTTCTACAGCACGGCCATATTTGCCCATCATGGCATCGTGAAGCATATCATATCCGTCACTTCCGGAGTTTGCTACCTTATCAAAGAAACTTTCCGGATCCATTTCTGCTACAGCATTACCTTCACTAACAACGTCATCTAAGTCAAGTGTTGTTTCAGCAACACGCTTTTGATGAATTCTATGTAGCAATGGGAACATGTCTTTTAATTCTTCATTAAACTGCGGAATAGTAAACGCATTGGTCAATTCGTTTATAACGTCTTCGCCCAATTCTGAGTCACCGCTCTCAGTAACACTAAAATTTTCTTTTGTATCTAAGTAGTACTGTTGGCCTTGTAACTTTTTAATATGATTTCTTAAGTTATCAAGTTCAATGTTAGATCCTTCAATAATATCATTTGAAGTTGTGTTCATAAAGTCTTTTTTACCTACGTAACGTTTGAACGCAGTAAGTTTTGCAATGTTACTAGAAGTTTCAATAATGTGTTTACCAAAGTCGTCATGAGGAAGACCACCGTTAGCAACGTGACGTGACATTGCTCTAGCACCTGCTAGATGAGCATATGGATATTTAAAACGTTCGCCTGCTTCGTTTTCAATAAACAGTGAACTAATATGTCTTGTTCTAGCACCAACTTGCTCTGGTGTAATTTCTTTTTTGTGTCTGATAATAAGTTTTGTTTTATCTAGTTCCTCATAACTAGATTTAGTTGTTCCATACATTGCTGACTCCTGAACTTGTTTGCTTGCTAAGTATTGATAATCTCTTTTATCTAAATTAGACTTTGCTATATCACGTGTATCAAATGACATCATATGTTTCTTAGCAAAAAAACGCATTTCCTTTAAAAATGCATACCATTCGTTTTCAACAGGCTCCGGAAGATTTTCAAGCATGTTTTGGCTGTAATAAACCTTAAGTGCATCGTTTTCGTTAATGCTTATGCTAACAGCACCTTGATTTTCACCGTTTACTACCCAGTCAAAATCAAAGAATCTTGCTTGACTTTCGTTTGATGTAGGAGCACCGTTTTCGTCCCCCATTACAATCTTAGGGAAACGCCCGCGTATTTTTTCAAATAATGACTTTGATATGTTGTCTAATCCATTCATATTGTTATTTATGCTTACATAAAGGAAACAAAGACCGGCATTGGAAGCACACCATCTTCAACATCAGCATCACGCATTTTCTCATATATTGCAGGATCCCAATCTGCAAGTATCTTTTGCATACGCACATTTAATAATGTACTCATTACTAGGTCATCATGCTCGCCTGTTTTAGCACCAAAAGTAGTGCCGTGTGCTACAAACGCTTTTAATTCACTTATAAGCGGTTTGCTTTTGATCTTTAATTGTCCTGTTTCTAGCAGTTGCTTGAATTTAGCACACGCTGAAATTTTGGTTTTATGTGTTGTGTTAAATCCTTTACGGAATTTACGAACGTGTCCCTTACGTGCAGGTTCACTTAAAAACATACCATATATGTTTTCTTCACCATACTCGTTAATACTTACAAGTGCGGCTTCTCCTATTGTGTTATTTTCAACACTGTAATAAACCTGTGGAAGTTTTGTGCTTTTTCCTTGACAATCTTCCATTATTGTTTTTGTAATATCTGCTAATATCCTAACCTGTCCTTGGATAGGAGTATTATTGTGTTGCCATTCAGCCACTTGTTCGAAACTAGGTAGTTCAAATACCTGTATGGCCGCATAGTCTCCGCCTGTACCTAAACTAGGATCTAGACTTACCACATATGTAAAGTTAGGATTGATGTCTTTATACCAACGTGTTTGGCCGAACTTTCTGAGAGGATCTACGCCCTCTAACTCAGCAAGTTTTACACTGTTGATCAGTGTCTCATCGAAGATTAAGAACTCACACTCGTGTTCACGTCTAAAACGTTCTTCGCCAATACGTGACTTTTCTTCTGCCGCCCATTGTTCATCTCTATCTGGGTGTTCACTCCAGTGTGCGGAAAAAGCATAAAAGCCATTGATACCCACTTCTGTATCATTCCCATGTTCGTCAAATCGTTTCATGGCTTCTGTCCAAATAAGTGCAAATTGATCTTCGTCACTATTTGGAGTAGAAGTAATAATTGCCTTACCGCCTGTTGCTAGTGTTGGAGAAATAGCAGTCCAGAACTCTTTGGCAATAGTAGGATTAACGAATGCAAACTCATCACAGTATAATAAGGAAATACTCATACCTCGTCCTGTGTTGTCTGTAGTGGTTTGTGAAACTATTCGAGAGCCGTTATCAAATTCCATTGACCCTTTATTATATGAGGTTACACCGCACCTTATATGGTCTGGACAGTCTTCGTAGGCATAACGAATACGATGCATAATTTCTTGAGCACCTGCATATTTGTGTGCCGCTATAAGAATTGTTACATCAGGATTGAACATAGCATACCACAATAGATATCCTGCCGCCGTGGTAGACTTACCTGTCTGCCTTGGTAGCATATTAATATTGAATCTATAACCGTGATATGAATCTACCAGCCTTTCTTGAAACTCAAAAGGCTCAAACAACAACTTACCTTTGGTAGGATGCTGAATATAAAAGAAGTTTCTCATAAAGAACATTGCACCTGTGTCAGGATCTGCACATGCCCTCAAATCTTCAATTTCTTTTTCTGTGTATCTGGTCCTTGTGTGTGCTTTTTTGACAAGTACACCGTCAAGGCTCTTTGCGTTTTGTGCCATACTATTACTTATCTTAAAAACGGATGGATATTTTGTTTATTGATGCTAATATCTATAAAATCACGTAATAAGTCAAAGTGTATGCTTAAATTTTCAAATAATCCTAAATTTAAATATTCACTAGCCATGCTATAACTGCTTTTGCCTATATTAGAATAATACTTAACATTTAGACCTTTATTACTACCATATGTAGGAAATACACCTGTAACAAACAAACAAGTATCTCCTAATTGTTTTGCGTTTTGTGTATAAGGACGTTCTAGTTTAAGATATGCTTCAGCAAATGTTGACTGTGGTAAAAAGTCTGGACGATCTAAATGACTCGCCAAAAGATATACAATGTAAGACTCAAGTTCAACGGGTAATTCATAACCGTGTTTTTCTTTCGTCTCACAAACGATTCGATAGAAGGCGTTGGTATATTCCGTCTTCATAATAATATTTATTGAACTATAAGTCAAAAAAAAGCCCCGCTTTTATACGGGGCAAAAATCCTAAGGTAGTTAGGAATTATTTTTTAAATTTTTCGTATTCTGATTTAAGATTGTTTTCGATCGACTCTAATGGGTTATCGCCGTATCTGCTTGGAATGTAACGTACTTTTGGTTTACCGTCTTCTGTGTGATCTGAATAGTCTGGATCATAACCTTTGTAAGTTGGCTCGTCTTTTTCGTTGCCCATTGAGTTAGCGTACCCTTCTTCGGTTTCTTGATCTTCAACTTCTTCTTGTTCAATGCCTGCTAACTGTGCTAGACGTTGTTCATAATCTGCATAAGGACTAGCATCTTTTACTCTAATATCTTGTGGTTGACTCTTTCCATTAAGACCGTTTACGCCAGCGTCTGTTGTTACATCTTCAACACCTTTGTACTGTTCGTCTGGTGAGTTATCATATTCCGGTGCATCACAACCGCAGTCTGCATTACCATTAATATTGTCATCAGCCTTCATTGCAGGAACGTTGTCAACATCTGGCATCATGTCAGGTGTTACAGGTTGCATACCTGCCAGTTTCATAATCTGTGCAATAACTGGTAAGTCTTCTGGTGAGTCAGCACTAATAGTAATTGACTCGTCTACTTTTTTCTTTTCTTTATCCTTGATTGCTTTTTTCATTGGCTCTTTTTTATTGCCATCTTTATCCATATCAAGAAAATCAGGTTTTGCTTTCTTTGCTTCTTCAACCGGAGCAGTCATTTTTTCAACATTTTCTAATGCATCTGAATGCACTTCAGGATTCTTTTCATTAATTTCTCTTAAACGTTTTAGTACGTCTACCATTTCGTATGACATTATTCTGCTCCCTGATTACGTTCTTTTTGTTCTTTTGCTAATTGCTGTAAAAATGTTTCTTTGCCTTTTTCAGTAACAACTAAATCATCCTTGTTTACAGCATCACCATCTTTGTACTCACCATCCATTAATTTTGACTCATATGGCTTATCTTCAGTTTCCTTTTGATATTCTTCATATGGTTCACCTGGCTTACGTACACGAATGTAATCTTGTTGTGTGTTTAAAGCGTCTGCTAGATAGTCACGTAATTCTTGTTGTGTAGTTGGATAGTTTAAAGTAGTTTCAAATACTGTTACTTCTGTATTTGTTAAATCAGGAAAATCTAAAGGAACATTTTGAATTGGAGTTTTCTTACCTGCAGATAGATTTGCAACATCAAATTTTTTCAATGCTACTTCTAAACTATCTTCAAAGTTTTCATCTAGACCGCCAGCAACTTTGATAACAAAATCATACTGTTTTGAGGCTTCTGCTAGATATTTTTTAAATGTGCCTACCATTAGTATTCTCCTTTAACTACGTTTATTTATCTTGATCCTTGTTTAAAATCTTCTCTAAAATGGCATTGCGATCCATAACTACATACCCTTCTGCGTCTATAGTATCCGCTTGATCGCCTGCTTTTTGATCTAAACTTTGTTTTTTAAGTTGTAATTCAACCATTTTTAACTTTTTATCTAATTTTTGACTCTTGGCGTCTATGGCATTTTTAAGCATATTGCTTGCTGTTTCAAATACCCTACCCGCATAACGTGATTCTACGTTCATGCCCAAATCCATTAGATCTTCATAACTCTGTTTTGCTTTTTCTGCTAATTCATCCAGTTCTTTGTCTGCTAATTCTCCAAGACCTTTGACCATAGGTAAAGCGGCAGATATCTTATCAAATTCTGCTATACTTCGCTCAAGGCTGACTGTTTCCTTTTTGACTTCCTTTGAAGGCTCTGGTTTTTCAACCTGCTCCATGGTATCTTTAATTTCTGGTAAATCTAGCAATTCTTCTAATTTCTTTGTCATAATAATACTTATCTTCTCTTGCCTTGGTGGAATAAATCTTTTTCAGTTATAACCCTAAACTGAATACCGTTTTGTTTACAGTATGCCGCGGCCGCTTCCCACTTGGCTTTGTTTTTAATGTAGTTGGCTTGATTATAGGCACTTTTGCCAACCTGTTCTTTTACCGTGTGATTTTCTGGTTTGATTTCGATTATTTCGGCACGTGTTTTTCCGGACTTGTTTGCGTACACAATAAAAAAGTCAGGAACATATATAGTGTACTTTCCGTCTAAAGGATTTCTATAAGGAATTTTTATGCTTTCGCTTGCCCACTTTGCAACAGCAGGATGCTCGTCGCACATTTTCATAAAGTGCCATTCCCAACTTGAACGATACAACGGAGTTTTAGTTCCTATGTACTTGTCAGGATTTTTTAATTCAAATTTGCCATGGGCAAAGTTTCCTAAGCGAGCCATTATGCAACGATGTTCCTCTTTGCCGGATTAGTTACAGCAGGTTCTACTTTTGAACCAAGTGCTGACGTTTTAATTCTATTAATGTTTAATATTTCACCAACAACGTTATCTAGTGTGTTACCTTGACCTTCTAGTTTTTTTAATTTTGATAATAACTCGAAAGGATTTACATCATCTAATTTACATTGCTTTAAAAAAATAAATGCTACGCTTCTAGCCGCACTTTCTTCCATTCCTCTTTGTGTAAAGAATGCAACAGTAGCATCGCTTTCACTTGCTTGAAATTGAAATTCATATTTGTTGTAGTTTTCAAAAAATCTTTTTGAATCAACAGAACTGTCGTTCTTTTTAAGTTGATCATCGATTGGTAAATTTGAATATGTAGGAATCATGTTATACTGCGCCGCCGTTTTTTGTTGTTCCGTCTTTGTTTATAGTTGAACCTTCTGTTCTTGAACCTGCAAAACCCGTAAAGGTACCTTGACTTGTTGTTCCAAAAGTTGTTGTCGTAAAAAACTGGTTTGTCGTACCATCTTTGCTAAATTTTGTTTCAAGATCAATCTTACCATCGGTCCATGCTTTTGTAACTGTTGCATCAATATCGTTTACTTTATCAGAAGCAGGTATTCTTATTGCATTATTAATTGTTGTTGTTACTGCTTTTGTACCTATATTAAGTAATTCACTTTTTATAGCACCTTTATTTTTTGATAATTCTTTTGCGTTCTTAACTGTGTTAACTGTTTTAATTGCTGTTCCAATAAAGTTTTGAGGATTAAGAAATGCTTGTCCACTCATTACATCGCCAAACACATCCAAGCCGCCAGCAAGCACACCTGTATCACCAAACAACGTTGCTGTTCCGCCACCCATTAATGATAAAGGCGAAGGTGTTGTGTCGTAATGTAGTTGTGCAAACCCATCCGGAGTTCCGATTTTAATACTTCCTTCTGCATACTTTATACCTTCGTATATAATTGTCATTCTATTTTCTGCAGGATTACTACTTGCACTGCTGAGTTGTGGACCTTCCCAACTTTGAATTATTGGATTAATTAAAGTGTATTCATAGAATTTATGTTGGCTTAATTGATAAATTGAAATACGATTAAAAAAGTTTGCTGTTACCCAACTGTGATAACCAAATTGATATTGTGATAATGTTGTTGCTTTGTTAGCACCCGGGCCAACATTTCTATATGCAGAATATGTAGGTTGGTATCCTAACTCATCTGGGAAGTTAGAGTCGGCATAATAATTTTTAAAATACTGTTGCCACATACCACTTATTAAATTAGTATGGTCATCATGAAATGTGATGTTTACAGGAGTATACTGTACCTGTGTTTGAATATTTGTTTTTTTACCGTATTGATTTTTTGTTTCTGTAGTAACGTTTACGCCTGGAACATTACACTGTTTAACCAACATTCCTACTTCTATATTTGGTTCTGCTTTAGCAAATCCAAAGTTTCCTGGGGATCGTGCCGCCACTTCATTAATATCAAAATATACATGATATAAAAATTCAACCTTTGGCGCCAACGCCATGAAATTGTCAGTGAATAATCTTGCCGCGTGTTGATGATCACGCATATCGCCGTCGCCGCCGAATATACCACCTACTACATTGCCGAGAAATTTAGTTACTTTGCTTGCCATATTATTATTTAGTCATAAAAAAAGGTCGGTGATTTTTACGCCACCGACCCCTATAGATGACTATATGTAATTAGATTATTAGCCTGTTGCTAAAGTTCTAATTGTTCTACCAATCGCTGTACCAATACCATTTGGTTGACCTGCACCATTTGTTTGGATAGCGTTATCGTATTGTATTGACATTGTGATGTCAACTGGATTTGAATCACTGTATGTTAACTGATTGTAGTTAATGTCTTGTACAAAACAACCAACCAATTCAAATGTTTCAAGTACTCCTGGTGCATTTGCGCCATTACCACCATCTAGGATTTCAATTCTAGTTTTGAATTTGTAATCAATTCCAGATGCCGCACTTGATTGTTCGAAAAAGTCGAACTGTTTCTGTAACTGCTGACCAGCACTCTTACTTACAGCATTGTTTACATCATCACGTACAGTTAATGTAATTGGTTGCCATGTGTGCTTACCAGCGTAATAAACCTTTGAGTTGTAAACATCTAGTGCAATTGACTCAAAGTTTACGTTTGGTCTTGTTACGTCTATAATTTGTTTTGTTAGTTCAATGTTAGGAGCACCAGCACCAAAATTTTCTAAAGTAACACGGAAGCGATACTTTAGTTTTGGCATCAACAAGCCTTGTGAACTTGCTGATTGGTCACTCGCCAACGGAACTGTAAATTTGCTTAAACTTGAAATAGCCATCTAATTTGCTCCTTGTATATAGTTATTTATCACCATTATGAATTGCCCAAAGTTGCAATTTCACCTGTGTTCTTTAAGCGTAATGGAATGTAAATGAATTCCACACTCTTAACAGGCTCAATCGCTACATCAACATATAACTCGTTACGGTCAATTCTTGAAGGTGTATTGTTTGTTTCATCACACACAACTAAGAAGTCATACAACGCTCTCTGACCTACAAGTTCAAGTAATAAACTCTCAGTTGCTTGTTTGATTTCATCACGTGTGATTTTATCGTTTGGTTCAAACATAAATGGTTTAGCAAGTAGTGTCATTTGTCGTCTTAAGTATGCAACTAATCTTGCAACGTTAATTCTATCTAATGAACTAGCATTTCTTGCTCTAGTATATTGACCAAAGTTAACAAGTCCACTACCTGTGATAAATGTTAATGGGTTAATTTTAACACCAGCCATTGTATCTCTGATGCCATCGTTTAGTGCTACAGCATTAAACTCGCCTTCGCTGTCGATGTAACCAACACTTGATGCATTAGTAATACCACCACGTCTTGTACCTGCTGGTGCAAACCATGGGAACGATACCGCATCACTTACTGCAATAGTACGCATCATCATATGACTTGGAGGAACAACAATGTTATTTCCGTTTACATCAGTTGTTAAACCTGATGGATAAAACATTGCCATGTATTCATCATAACTTACAGCACCGTCTTCACCATCTCCTGACGCACCTGCTGTGTTATTACCCCAACTTTGTAATGCTGTTGCAGATGGTTGTAATCTAAATGGAGTATCAGCAATAACAAATCCTGTTAAGCCTCTATCAACGTTTAGACTAATTAAGTTGTTTGTTAGTTCTGGATAACCAGGAGCACTTAACAATGTAAAGTTACGTGTTTCTTCATCACGTAATAAATCATTAGTGTCTACTGCACTTTGTAGAGCCGCTACAACTGTTTGACGTTGTGCTTGTCTACCAAATAATCCTGAACCGTCTGCTTTAACTGTGTTCCAACCAATCCAACGATTAGTTTTGTAGTTTGTCATTGCTTCGTCATTGAAGCGTGTGTTTTTACCACTGTTAGCAGTAATGTCAATATGACCTGCTACAAATTTCTTAACGTTAAAGCCTGAACGTCTTGTGTTCCATAACAACATACCTCTTGGATATAATGCTGGATCTGGAGCATCCGGGTCAACATAGTTTGAACTTAGCAAGTCTTTAATAGTTGCCGCTGTGTCACCTGTTGCACCTGAAGCACCAAAACGTGCATCTGCAAATAGTATACCATCTTCAGTTGTTTGATCTGTAACATCAATTGCTACCCACTCAGTAGCGGCGTTATCCCAACGATAAATTTTTGCACCGTACTCGTCAATGTTAGCAGTTGAAATCCAAATGTCACCATTTACTAGATCAGTTCCGTCTGATTGTCCACCAGTTTTTGCTGGAGCAGTTGCTGAAACAATTGGACCTTCTGGATCAGTTGTTCCTGCAAATGGAGCATAGTTTAAATAACCTACCCACTTGCTACCGTCATGTACCATAAGGTCAACAGCATCTAAAGTTGTGTCGTACCATAATGTACCATCTGCTGGTGTGCTAGTTGGAGCATTATCACTTGCTTCGTATACAAGTGGTTTCCAGTTTGAAATTACAAAACCGTGATCATTATCCGCACCTGCTGTGTAGTAGTTAGGAGTACCTGCTTCTACACCTGCACTAGATCTTGACCAAGCAGTAAATCCTGCTGTTGCTAAAATACCATTACCGTCTGTAATTTTAATTTCGCCACCAAGTGTATGGCTAATTGTTAAGAAGCCGTTTGCTACACTTGCTGTAATGTTAGTAAACCCTGCCGCTGAAATTGCACTTGCAATATCTTCAACAGTTGTTCCGCCTACAGTAACAGTTTTTGCAGTTGAGAATACACTCGAACCTGCTACTGTTTCTGCAATAGACATTGTGTTATAACCTGGGTTTGCTGTTACAGTTGGGTTAGCACCCTGTTCTGTACCAGTAACAGTAGTTGGAGAACTTGTAACTCTTCTGTATAATTTAAAGTTAACAAGTTGCTCAACGCCAGTTGTTGAATCGTTTGCTGTTGCTCTACCAGTGTAGTTTGCGTTAGCAAATACAGTACCTGCTGGAATCAATGTTCCGCCAGTTGAATCAATTTCTTTTACTGCTTCTTCTCTAGTACCGTAAATTGGTGCGCCAACAGTTGACCAAACACCTAAACTGTCATTCCATACCTGAAGTTTTACATTAGCACCAAGGTTTGGTGTAGTTGTTTTGAACCAAATACTACCACTTGGTCTAATAGCACTTCTTGATGTTCCTGCAACTGTAACTGTGTCAGTTGACTTCCATTGTGGAACATTTGAGTGTCTTGAAATTTGCGTTGCTGGTGAAGGATAATAAGTTGCAGTAATACCTGCATCTGCTTTAATTGTGCCGCCACCTAAATCTTCAATGATAATAGCACCATCGTCTGTAGTACCATCTGAACTTGAAGTTCCATCAGTGTAAATTTCTAATACGCCAGTTGATGTAACCTTTGCACCAACACCTTGTATTGCCGCACCGTTAATCGCTTGTGCTAACGCACTGTTTGTTGTACCTGAAAGTGTTACACTTGTTCCGTTAATTACTAAAGCCTGTCCATTGTTTAGTGTTGGACCTGCTACTGTTCCAACAACTGCTGGCCAACTTGCACTCCAACTATCTGAAGTAAATGTTGAATCTGAACCAGTTGCCGCCGCAATGTTTGAACTTGTAGTTGAACCTACTTTAACCCAAACGTTATCAGCATTTTTGTAATAAGCATCATTTGAAGTTCTAGCAGTAACAACAGCGTAATCACCTTTTGCACCTACGCTAGATTTTGGATCACCACTAGCAACATCACCAACAAGTTGAGTAACTGAGTTAAGAACTAAAGGAACCTTGTTAGTAAATTTCTGTGTTGTTCTATTCCATTCAAAAACACCGAATAATGAATCATTTGTATCAAACCAATATGTGCCGTCTGCTGGTGAACCCGAAGGTGCACTTGAACTACCTGTTAGTTCTCCTAGATCAGCGTCTGCTCTAACAACGTATGCTCTGTTAGCAACGCCTAAGAATGAATAAGCAGATTGTAATCCGTATTCATTAAGTTCGTTACCATGCAATGGGTTATTAGATGAATCTGTGTAAAACGTTGGATTACCAAACGTTTCTGTTAATTCTCTTTGTGATGTAATAAGGTATGGTGTACCAGCATTTGCTTTAAGCGTTCCTTGTGCTGTTCCTGTACCTGCGCCATTTGGCTTATTAGCGGCAGTTGCTACTATAATTAGTGGAACTGTAGATGCCGCGGCTGGCGTATAAAAACTTTCGTCAATTACGCTAACTTCTACTCCTGGTGATGTAAGTGCCATCTCGTTACTCCTTT